ATATCAGACTCTCCGGGCATTAATCCCTGACCAATCTGACTTCCTGCCTGACCGCCTATCTCACCAAGCGATTGACCAATTCCCTCTGCCGCCTCCATTCCAGCTGCGGCCTCTCTGGCCTTTTTATATAAGGGCATCCCAGTGGCTAGTGTGCCAGCGGCATTAACCAATCCCATTGTTCCGCTCGTCATTGCTTTGCCAGCGGCTTCCTCAGCCTGCGCTGCTGCCACCTGAGCGCCGAAGGCTTCCCTTACGTCAAGATTTGATAGCAAGCCAAGTCTTCTGGCTTCATCCTCAGCGACAGCTAAATCTCTTTTATAAATATCTTGAGCCATTGCTTCGCGCTGCTTTTCAGCGGCAGTGAGGCCAAGGGCGCCAACTCTTCCAACACTGGCAGCGAGTTCCCTAGCTCCCGCTTCTCTTGCAGCCTCTATGGCCTGCATAGACTGTGCCGTTATCTCGCGCTGAGCCGTCTCATATGCTTCAGTGGGAACCTGAAGTCTTTCAAGCGGAGCCTGCGTAAGCTTAGCCCTAGCATCTGCAACCGCCTTAGCGGCAGCAGCTTCAGCCTCTTTCATGTATTTTTTTTGCTGGGCCGCTTGGGTATAGCTCATCAAAGAACCTCCAACCTGAGCTCCAACTGATATTAATACGGGTAATGGTATTGGCATAACTTTACAAAGATAGTTTAAGGATATGACTTAAATATGCCAGCCTCAGCGCTAAAGAGCTCCACAGGCTGTGTGTTTTCATTCGTTAATGTAACCTCGCAGAAATAACCCAGTGTTCCATGTGATTCTGCTTGAGGATTTTTAACATAAAATATATAGTTTCCCGGAGATGGAACGGGCCCGGCTGTGGCATCCACTGTTACGGTTGTATAATCTGACGATACACTAACAACATCGCCGACCAACAACTCTTGGGGCGTTGAATAAAAGTAGATAGCATCTCCATTGCTAATCATCGTTCCGACATTGAATCCGAAATCAATTTCATACAGGCTTCCGCCAACATTGGTAACGCTAACCGCAGTTCCAATGCCATTGACGGAACGCTGCTTTAGATTAACTACATTCTCATGCGCCCTAATAAAAGCAAAGTATGAGCCTTCTTTAAGTTCAAACCATCCGCTCTCAATAACACCAGTCTGCAAATCGGTAACCGCCTCGGCTTTCCATGAGTCGTCAGACTCAAGGGATATAGTCTTGAATACTTTATTCTCTGTTGGCGATTGATTGAACACCGTAGTTATTGAGCAGTTTGGAGAATTGTGAACGCCATAAAACTCACCGCGACTTTCATTGGTGTGGTGTTTAAATATATTACCGCCATTGAACGTATACAGATTATCACTCATTCCAATAATATATTCTGGAATGTAGGAATAAAATGTGGGAAATCCCTTTACGGATGGGCTATAAGATAGTGTTTTATCGCTCATTATAGACAGGTTATTTCTAGTTGATACTGAGCACCAGCTCCCACTGATATAATTCTAACGGTTGCATTTTCTGGGAAGGCTGTAGATTTACTTACGGCCATACTTCCAGATGTAGTGACAGCACCGCTAGATGTTGTGGTTCCATTGTATATAACTTGGAACTCAATGGTTCCAGCAATAGGACCAATCGTCCACACAAGATTAAATGAGCCTGTGGCATCACCAAGGGCAAGCGTGAACTCAGTCACCTCGTCAGCTCCGATGTTTGTATTAATAAGAGTGCCACATGGGACTACCGTTGGAGTCCACTCAACAGCGTCATCCGCTTTAATTGAAAGGACATATTCATCTAGGTATGGGTCATATCCACCGAGCTTCTGTGAGCGCGGAGAGTTGTTAAACTCATCTCTAAACCAAGAGCCCATTCCGTATTCGGATACAACCTCAAGTGTTTCATTATTATAGCTAGAGCCACTGAGCTTAAGGACTGCCCCTCTGGTCACGTCGGTGAAGAACTTATCCTTACCAAATGAGGCAAAGCTTTCGGGGTTCTGACTGATGCCATACTCCTCGAGTCTAGCAATCTGAGTACCAAGAACTTCCGGAACAGAAGTGATGGCTCCGCCCGCAGCGGCATCAGACAATAAGTTCTTGCCCGCAAGTACATAAGATATCTTATCCTCCTGAAGAACAAGGATGTCTGTCTGTCTTCCGTGAAGCTTTTGAATAGAGGCGAATGAGCGCTCCAAATCCTTATAGTTGACAAGGGCTGTGTTGAACTCGTTAAGCTTATTGACGTTGGTGTCAGCGTTATAGATGCCACTGTATATGACGGACGCAAAACGATGCGCCTCTATGTAGTCCTCTTCTGCAACAGCGCTGAATCTGTTTCCTATAACAACAGCGCTAGATGTTATTCCATCTGAATACCTATACCCTTCTACGCCATTTCCAAAAGTATAGCAATTGAAGAAGTCCAAATTAGATATTGCTGGCTGCGATGGTCCTTGGTTCAAGACATTACCCCTATGATATCCTCCAACAATTTGAAATGATTGAGAGCTCTCATAGTACAGTTCATCATTCACTGCCTCCGCTTCCGTTTCAAAAGCTATGAACGTATTAACGGAGCCTCCGAGTGAAAACTTGCCAGCGTTTATCTTCATATATAAACCATCGGGAGCTCCAGAAATAAAGCCATCTGGTTGATACTGAACATCAAGAACGTCAACAGTTACCAATGACGAAACTGGTCCGTTGGTGTCAGTCTTTACTGTCAAACTATCCCCGGGCTTTGGAAGCAACTGGTTCTGGCCCTCAAGAAGAAACCAGTACTCATTGCCCATCGCTACCGTATTATAAAACTCACGGCTATATACAATGTTGTAATTGCCTTTGGATGGCTTTATAGTGTACTTATATGTCGTTGCCCACTTGGGGGGGAGGTGGTTTATTCTAGTCCTAATAAAGTTTTTGCTTGATGATGTATTAGGTCCGAAGAATGTGCTGTTGGTTTCACAAATAACAGACGTTGAGTTTCGTCCAAACTCATCCATGTATATGATTCCAATATCGTATCCCGTATTGCTGTGCAAACTGTTAGCTTGGTCTTTCTTGTAAAAAACAGAAGAGACGGATGTGGCTGAAAAATACTGAGCGATATATCTAGTGTATGGCGCCGTATCGTTCGCCCGAACAAACTTAGTTACAGGAAACTGGAATGATATAACATCACTAGCGGCAACTGAAGCTGTAATTATCGGAGTCGATGCTGCCGTAGTGCCATACTCTTCTTTTACCCATGGTCCACCGGGAGGGGTTGCGGTATCCACTGGGTTTGGTACAGCACACTCAAATATGTCCGTCCAAGTCAAGCCCGTGCATATAGTATCTACTGGCTGTATGTTTACAGCTGTCCCTATGGTATCCTGAAAATGCGTTGAATTCCAGAAGTCATACGCTGTAGCATAATTTGCGTCAGCCGTTATAACAAACCTTATACTAAATGGAGTCATGGGGTTCAACGTTACCGATGTTCCCACGGCCGTTGTTGCCCCTAAGTCAAAATTTATATCCATGTAGAAAACGTCTCCCTCTTCTATGGATACATTACTAAAGTCTACCTCAATGATTGAGTCTGGAACGGGTACTGGAGGTGCAATATAATATGCGCCTCCATTATTCGTTGAATCAGTAAGGCCATCGGCAAGGATGGATTCACTAATTGGCTCTACGGTATAGTCAATGGTTATTGGCTGATTATCAGAATCAACAATATCGTATCCATCTACATAGTTTCCAAATGTGACGCGATTCCCCATAATGGTTTGCGCCTTTGCTAAACGCGGCACATTGTCATACACCCTTAGCAACTCACTTTCTGGAAGCGTAGTGTATATTTTGTTTGCCGAAAACTTGACAGACACACTGGCGTTATCTGCCCATCCCTGCTCATCCTTATCAAACTTCTCAATTACATTAACAATGTTTGAGTCATTAAGCTTAAAGCAAACATCTATGCCAACTACTAGGTCGGAGCCAGTATTTATTGTAATCTCAGCAGCGTTAAATAAGCTAGACATTCCCGTATTGGTTACGGTGTCGTCATCAAGCTCAAAAACACCGGGCACAAATGCAGCATTAGAAAATTGAGACAATGCGCTATACTCCCCATCTTTATACTTATATCTGTACGCAAAACATACAAATCTGGTATCTATAAAATTCTCAAATCCCCCTGCGGTAAGTGTTGTTACTACAGGAGAGGCCGACGGAGGTGCGGTTATCAATGCAATATCTGCCTCAGATATTTGGTCAACGCCAGCCACGGGAAAGGGGTAGTGTCTATTGACGTTAATCTTTCTTGGCTGATTGTAGTTGTCGGTCCACAAAAGCAGGTCATCTACAATATTGACCCCCGTGATTAAGTATTGTGGGTTGAAGTTTAAAACAGACGTAGATATAACGTGGTATGTCAGTGCATCAATAACCTCATTATAGGATACAATCATATCAACGCCATCTACCGGAGAGTGAACAAACCAGTAAATAGTCTCAGTTGAATCGTTTTGAATAGCGCCAATACACACAGCGCTGCTGCTTAGTGCCGAGCCGTTATACTCGAGGGTAGTTAGTTGGGTGTTACCCCTTACGTTTTTTACAGAACCAACATTGGTGCCCTCAACAGAAGATACCTCCACGTTGAGTGCATCAACGTACTCTCCGTTGGGTATGAGCCTCTCATCAAGGCTCTTGTTCATGCGACCCTTTATAAAGTTGTTCTGTACGTTCATGTTACTTTATCCACTTATCTTGACCACGCAAATTCATAAGCAATCTTCCGGGGTGGATGTTGCTAATTCTAATCTTGGCATTGCGCAACAACGCCGTCTTTTCCTTGCGAGCTCTATTGACAATGTATTCTTGCACTCCAAGCTTGGAGGACAGGATGGCATATCTAATGTATGCGTAGATGTAATCTTCGAATAGCTTGTTGACCGTAATCAAAGAGGCGTCACCGCCCTCCATGCCATCAGAAACATACTCAAGGATACAAACCTTGTTGTCCATTCCTGAGCTGAAGTTTATAACGCCAGCCTTCTTGTCTATTCTAAATGTGGGATTAGCGTTTGCCGTCTCCGTGTTAAGACCATACCACCCTCCAATGCCGTATTCAAAATACCAAGAGCCATTATAGAACCAACCTTCCTGCCCATCAAAAGGACTTCCCTCATTGAGGTATATGCTCTTCTGCTGTCCCGTAATTCTATCGTAGTCGATGTTTGAAAAAGTGGGCTCAATAATGTTGCCGCTTTGGTCAAACAATATCTTGCCGCTTCCGTCCTGAAGGTATGCCTTTGCGCTATTGAGCTGGATATTTTCTGTTAGCGGGAATATGACGCCATCTTTGTACATAGAGATGCGCACCCAGTTTACGTAATCGGAAGGCAGAACAAACCTAAGTTGACTATCTACGCTCAGTTCAAGAACCTTAATTTCTTTAAATGCGTCATAGTTGAGTTCCTGAATGCCGCGCTTGGCGTGAAACAAAACCTGATATCTATTTGTATTATTCACGAGCTCGTGATTACCCGCATAGATAAGCATGAAGTTGTTTACAATATCCTCAAGGCTAACATACTGATAGGTGCCCCAGTTGGCATCATCAGGAGAAGAGCCACTGTTCGCATAATATTGATACTCGGTTAGGTATGCCATGGTTTATTGTTCGCTAGCGTTTTCTTTTTGTTCCTCTGCGTTTCCAAATGTATAGATATCGCCCTCTCTTACTGAGATGCCAGCGTATTGCAAAATCAAATTGACCAACTCAGGTTCATCCGTGGCTGGCAACTCAAAGTCTTGATAATCAAGGGCTGACTGGTTGAATACAGGCTCGCCATTTACGAGTGTGAAATAAGTCCACTTGGGGTCCTGAGGATATCTTATGTAAAACGCAGTGATGTCCGTTGCTCCATTGATTGTAGATGGCTGAATTTCAATATTGTTGCCACGCTGCACATACAATGGGAATGTTTGCGTAGGCGCCATAAGCGTAGAGGACATATATCGCAACTTGCTCTCAGCGATAGGCTCAACAATCTTTGTTGTTGGATTGTATTGTACTACATCTAAAAGGTAATAATCAGCTGGAAGCGCGTAAGAGTTTCCAGATACCTGAGTAAGTTGGGCTGATTCAGAAAAGGTAGATATGACCTCCTCATACTGTTTGGTTATATCGGCCAATCCAGTACCAGACATACGGGCGTTCTCCTTGTTAATCTGATTGTTATACTTTTGAAAGTACTGCTCAAAAATATCTAACTGAGCCTGCTTTGCAAACTGGTTAAAATCAGCCGGAGAGATGTATCCGTAGTTATTTTTATTTATTACCGACAGCACGGTATTGCGCACTGAATCTATCATATGCCAACTTTTTCACAAAGATAGATAAAAAAAAGGGGCCGCTATTCGCAGCCCCTCTCCAACACTAAAACACAAAACAACTTACTCTAGGTTTCTATCCAATAGCTTGATAGTCTCAATACCCTCGTCACTTTGTAAATATGAAGATACAATAAACTGGGGGGACTCTCCGTGTGGAATGGTCAACATTTTAGATTTGTTGCCGGGTAAATTAAAGTAAACGTCTCTGTTGTTATTACGGAGTCGCAACAATCCAGAATCGAAATACTTAATAACCTTGCCCTGAAGGGACAGCAATGGGTCATTTAAGACATCCAAAAAGTCCATTGGTCTGGTCTTGGCATACACAAGGACATCGCGCTTAAGTTCTGCGGTCGTCATCTTATCAACGCTAGAGCCAATCAACACTCTAGCAACAAGCTCGAGCATTTCAATATCCATAGACTTAGCCTGAATCAAGGCCTCAACCTCCATGTCAAGTCTTTCCATTTCTTGTATCGCATCCTTTTCATTGTCTAGCTCAACGTAAATAGAGCCGTTGCTAGGATGCAATTCTAAGAAATGCTGCAAGACCGGGTTGGTTTTGGGGACGTGAAGAAAGCCATTCTCAAAGATAATGGGTTCCAATACCGCATTGCCATCCTGCTCATCCTCAAACGGAGAGCGTTGGTTGCTGGCATACCGAAGTGGTCGGTTGCTTTGTCCATCAAAATAAAGGAGTGGTTTTCTTCTCGTATTACGAGATGCCAACATCAAGGTTAGCGGTGCGTTCTTACGCTTGAGAACATACGACTTGTCTTTAGTCGCTACATATTCTTTTGACATTTGATATGATTTAAGTTTTAAAAAAAAAGGGGGAGGGAAGAACCCTCCCCCATTGGAATCCGATTAAGGATTAGTCTTCGAACAATACGAAGTTGTTAGCACCCAAGGTACAAACAGCACGCTCAGACAAGAAGTGAACCTCCATGGCATCCAAGCTAGAGGTAGCAGCACCACCAGCAGAGCCAGTCATCCAAGTCTTGTAGCGACGGTCTTCCGTTTCAGAAGCACGATAGCGAACGTGCAAGAAAGGACGCTTAGCGTTCTTGCCAAGGATTTGGTCGTAAACGGTCGTAGAACCAGCAGGAACCAACAAGCCGTTAATCTTACCACCATACAATCCACCGCGCATCGTGGGGTCGTTCAAGTATTTCCAGTCGGTCTTGTAGAAGTCATAACCGCGACGGAAGCCTTTGAAGCCGAGGTTCAAAGCCATAGTCTCGTCGTTGTCAAACAAACCGTAAGAAGTACCGCCCGTACCGTAGCTGTTTTGAGCAGCCAACATATCGTCAACGTCAAAGCCAAACTGACGGTTCAAGAAGATTACGTTCTCCTCGATAGCGCCTTGCTTGTCCAAACGCTCGATGATGGTATCAAACTCAGCAAGAGTGGAGGGGTTACCACCTGACCATACGTTACCACGCTGGCCTACAACATAGAAGATACCTTCAGAGCCCTTGTTACCAACGTCGCCGGTAGCAGCAATAGCACCTGAACCAGTCTCAGCAGGAACTGCTTCAACCATAGCGGTCTCCAAGTAGTCTTCAAAGCGCAAGCGAGTCTCGTGCTCAGACTTCAAATACCACAAGTAACCAGCAGCGCCGTTCTCCGTGGTAACCTCAACCCACCCGATTTGAGCCATGTCAGAACCAGATACAGCGTACTTGTCCTTGATGATGATGGGGCTGTTCTCGAAGATTTCGTCGTCAGCCTCGAGGCTTCCGCTCATGCCTTCGGTGCCCTTCTTGAACTCAGAACCGTAAACAAACAAAGAACAAGCCGTAGCAGCAGCAAAAGTCTGACCGCCTGCCTCGTAGTATGCAACGTCAATAGTTCCAGCGCCAGTGTCTACAGCAGTAACAATAGCCTTGTTGGAGTTGTTGGCCGTAGCGTTCTGAGAAACCATGATGGTTTGTCCAACGCGAATCGCAATGCTACCGGAGCCGGGAACAAGCGTGTCGTTGATGGTCAACGTAGCCGTGTCAGCCGCAGCAGATGCAGCAGAAGTTACGTTGGTGTACTTGGTGTGCAAACGACCCTGCTCTGCCCATTTGATAAGGTCAGAGTTAGAGGGCATTTCTGCACCTACCATGCGCAAGAAAGATGCTATAGTACGGTTACCATAGCGCTCGAACTCCTTCTCGTAGGTATCGGGAAGATACTGGTTCAAGAAGTCGAAGTTCGTGATGTAGTTGGTGCTAAGAAGCACCTGCTCAGCACTGGGCTGTAAAGCGTAGCCGGGTACTGATTGTAATGAACCTGCCATTTTTTGTCAGATTTAAAGGGTTATTTTTTTCTTATTTTAAGACCTCTTCCAGAATCTGGAGAGAGGGATGCAACCTTGAATCCGCCTTTGCTAACGGTTTGTGGAGATTGTCTAACGTCCATATTAATGTTCTTAGACTTTCTAGACAAATCGTCAACAGCGTCAGACATGCCCTGTTCGTAGAAGAACTTGGCAAATCTTTCTGGATTCATGGCTACGGCCAAAGCCTTGTGGTATGCGCCGGCGTTTTCAATTAGACCATCTTCATTAGTAAACTTCTTAAAGAAATTCATAATATCAGATTGCGCCTTCTTTAGTTCCGCAGCTTCAGCTGGAGAAAAGTTGAACGTCTTATCGTTGACATTAAATTCAAAACCTTTGAACCCGTCACCGAAGACCTCATCTGTCTTTCGCTGAAACCATTCGTATCGTTTCTGATTCTCCTCCTCGACACCCTTGGCATTTGACATATATTCTCTATAAGCTTCGAGCTCTTCTTGGCTGACT